CATTTAATGAGAAGTGGCATGATCCAGGCCGATTCCGCAGAAGTGAACTGATGGCAATATTTGCCGTATTGCAGGTACGGCAAGAAGACAAAGAAAAGATACCTTGGTAGTTGTTTCAATGCCCTATCAGGATTAAGCAATTACCAAGGTGGAAAGGAAGAAATAATATGTTCGAAATCATCAAAGTAAATGGAAAGTACGTAATGGACGAGGTCGATCAGAGCCGCGCACCACAGGTTCCAAGCTTTATGAGCGATCCAGAGCGTAACAAGATGCGTCTGCGCCGTCTGATGCAGGAGGAAGAGCAGAGAGCGGCCAAGGAAGAACAGCCTATCGTGTTCACGATAAATATGATTGCATGGTCGGTGGCATGTGTGATGCTCGGATGGATCATCGCGCTGATTTAACGGAAGGAGAAGCACAATGGGAAAGAGCAAAGCGACAAAGCCAACACGTGATCAGAAGGCAATTATCATGGCTGCTGGACTGATCTGGCAGAACTGGTTGGTATTATCGGAATCCGATGAAGAGCTACATATCGTCAGCCGTGGCGCTGGAGTCAGCCGCACATTGAAAAAGCCGCTGCGGGTTGGCAGACCCAGTCAGCGGCACAAATAAACTAATCATTTGCAGTATACCTCAGTTTGAGGGAAAATGCAAGCCTTTAGAAAGAAGTGATGATATGAGTTACTACAGAACATGCCAGTATTGCGGTGCAAATCTGGATCCAGGAGAAACCTGTGATTGTCAGATCGAAAAGAAAGAACAGGAAACTGTGCGAGCAGAAGCACAGATCAGAGAGGAGCAGGAAGATGACAAATAAAGAATATAGACAAGATCCTGGCATTAGCCGTTCGGATCTGTTTGAGATGCGCAAGAGCCCGTTGCATTTTCAGTACCAGATGACTCATCCAAAGGAGGACACACCAGCTCTGTTGTTTGGCAGAGCACTTCACAAGATGATTCTGGAGCCGGGGGACTTTGAAAGTGAATTTGAGGTATGCCCGACCGTGAATAGAAGAACAAAGGCAGGCCAAGAGCAGTATGCAGCATTTATGGCAGAGAATGAGGGCAAGGATATCGTAAGCCAGGATGACTATGAGGTTATGTGCGAGATGGCAGAGGTAATCAACAAACACCAACTGGCAAAGAAACTGCTGACAGGAGAGCATGAGCAGAGTTTCTTCTGGACAGATCCAGATACAGGGGAGCGGTGCAAGTGCCGCCCAGACTGCATGACAGAGTACGAAGGGCAGCTGTATCTGGTGGATTATAAGACAACAGACAGCTGTGCCGGAATGGATTTCGAGCGATCTGTCAGAAAGTATGGATATGACTTCCAGGCTGGAATGTACACGGAGGGCGTCTTTGCAAATACATTTCAGCGTTATGGATTCAAGTTTGTGGCGCAGGAAAAGAAGCCACCTTATGCGGTGAGAGTTTACGATTGCAGCGAGGAGTTTATCCAGCAGGGCTATGATAAGTTCCGGGAGTATATCGGAATGCTGCATGAGTGCAGGGTCAGTGGTAACTGGTATGGATATGAAGGTCCGGATCGAATTGAGACAGGACTGTTTGCGTATGGGGAGGAAGTATAATGGCACAGACACATTGGAAAAAATTAATCAATCCAGATTATATTGGAGCATATGCGCTAGATCCAGGTAAAGATCTGACGGTTCAGATCAGCCAGGTTCGCAGAGAAATGGTAACGGGAGCGGACGGAAAGAAGGAAGAGTGTACGGTTGCGTACCTGAAGGATCAGAAGCCGATGATCTTAAACGTGACCAACTGCAAGACCATTGAAAAGCTATATGGTCCTTACATAGAGGATTGGAATGGCAAGTATATCACGCTTTATGCAGCAAAGGTTCGTGCATTTGGTGATGTTGTTGAGGCGCTTCGGATTCGTCCAAAGGCTCCGTCAATTAAGACATATATCTGTGCAGACTGTAGACAGCCAATTCAGGGTGCAGGAAGCAAAAGCGCAGAGGAGATTGCAGCGCTTGGAAAGCAGCAGTATGGAAGAGAACTGTGCATCGAATGTGCGAGAAAGGCACTGGCGAAGATGAAGGAGGAGTCGGATGATAAACAGAACAATCCTGCAGGGCCGACTGGTAAGTGATCCAGTAATGAAGTATACGCCGAGCAATGTTGCTATGGCACAGGTTTCAGTTGCCTGGTCGGACAAGTATAAGGAATCGGAAAAGCTGTGTTATCTGCCCTGCAAGGCATGGGGACACACAGCTGAGTTCTTGAACAAGTGGTTCCATAAGGGACAGGAGATCATTGTAGAAGGTCGCATGATAACGGAGGAGTGGGAAGCAGACGGAAAGAAAAATTCCCGGTTGATCTGTCTGGTGGACTCCGTAAGCTTTTGTGGAAGTAAGTCTGATAACAATACCGGTTATCAGCGTCCAGTTGAGTCACGGCCGCCATCTGGCTTCAAACCGATTCCGGATAATGTAGATGATGAAGGGCTGCCATTTAATTGATCATCGTTGACAGCCGGGAAAAGAAATGGCAGCACATTGAGAAGTACTTCCAACAGCATGGCATTCTGTACCAGATTCAGAAGCTTGACATTGCAGATTACATGTTGGAAGGGCAGGACAAGTTTGTGATCGATCGCAAGCAGAATTTGGATGAGCTTTGCAGCAATCTGTGTACGAAGGACTCAGGACGTTTCTGGCGGGAGGTCAGACGATCACGAGAGCAGAAGGTGAAGATGGTCATCCTCTGTGAGCATGGTGGAAAGATTAAGTCGATCAAGGACGTGGCTGAATGGAAAAGTACATACAGTCGTGTTACCGGACGGCAGCTGGCAGCTGAGATCTATCGGGTGCATATTGCCTATGGTGTCGAGTTCTTGTTCTGTGATAAGCGCAGCACAGGGCGTCGTATCGTGGAGCTTTTGGAGGATACTGCATGGATCGAGAAGAGATAAAGCAGAGCAGATCAATGGGAGATGTTGTGGCGCTGTATGGACTGCATCCAAATCGAGCAGGTTTCATTTGCTGCCCGTTCCACAAGGAGAAGACAGCATCTCTCAAGATATATAAGGACAGCTTTTACTGTTTTGGCTGTGGAGCATCAGGAGATATCTTTAAGTTTGTTGAGCGTATGGAGGGCGTATCCTTTAAGGATGCCTTCCTGCTGTTAGGCGGTGATTATCCGGATAAGAGCAAGGAATCCAATTTTGCGCGCCGGATGAAGCAGTATCACTTTGAGAAGCAGCGTGAGATGCGCCAGAAAGAACAAGCAGTTCTTGATGTAAAAAAACAGGAAAATGGGAAAAAAATAGATCTGTACAGGGATGCACTGAAGATGGCTGAACCGTTGTCAGATGCCTGGTGCGAAGCATACAACAATTATCAGCTGCAGCTTTATGAGCAGTGCTGTCTGTACGGTCTGGAAACGAGGTGGTGATATGGAACCACTTAATAACTATACAGCAAAGACGATTTTGAGTGAGGAGATCTTCATTGAGATCTTCTCACAGGAGGATGAGATCCAGAAAGCAAGGATGATCTTGTCAGCGGAGGAGAGGGCTGATGAGCTGAAGGTTGGTCGACAGTTTAAGCAGCTATTAAAAGCGTATAAGAAAGTGGCAGAGGAGAAGCCACGTAAACAGGCAACACAGAGCGTTGAGAATTGGACAAACTTTGGACCGCCATACCCGAAAATGAAGTGTCGATCATGGATTGCAACTCAGGATGGCATCTACCAGCAGACCACAAATCCATTCTCTCCTGATATCCTGGCATGTTACCATCCGATCTTGCCGATCGAGCGCCTGAAGAACATTGAGACCGGTGACGAACAGATTAAGTTGGCTTTTAAGCGATCTGGCCGCTGGGAGGAGGTAATTGTTGCAAAGACTACGATTACCTCTGCCGCAAAGATTGTTTCATTGTCCGCGAAAGGTGTGGCAGTGACATCTGAGAACGCAAAGTATCTGGTTCGGTATTTATCAGATGTGGAAAATATGAACGATGATGAGATTGATGTGCAGTATTCTACGAGCAAGCTGGGCTGGATCAAGGACGGTTTTATGCCGTATAACACGGAGGTCGTGTTCGATGGTGACAATCGCTTCCGGGATCTGTACGAGAGTATCTCAAAGTATGGCAGTAGAGAGCTTTGGATCCGACATATAAAGAAGCTGCGTGCATCAGGAAAGATGGAGATTAAGCTGATGCTGGCAGCATCGTTTGCATCGGTTCTGGTTCCTCTGCTCGGAGGGCTGCCATTCATCGTAGATCTGTGGGGAGAGACAGAGGGTGGCAAGACGGTGACGCTGATGGTGGCGGCATCGGTCTGGGCGGATCCGGCCGAGAATAAGTACATCGGAGACTTCAAGACTACAGATACTGCGCTAGAGTCCAGAGCGGACATGTTGAATCATCTGCCGCTTGTAATGGATGACACCAGCAAGGTCTCAGATCGCATCAGAGGCAATTTTGAGGGCATGGTGTATGATTTATGCTCTGGTAAGGGTAAAAGCCGATCAAACCGAGATCTAGGCGTCAACAGGGAGAATCGGTGGCAGAACTGCATCCTGACCAGTGGCGAACGTGCTCTGCAAACCTATGTGAGTCAGGGCGGTGCGATCAATCGTATTCTGGAAATTGAGTGCGGAGACTATATCTATCAGGACCCGCGTGAGACTGCGGAGACGGTTAAGGGCAATTATGGCTTTGCTGGTGAAGAATTTGTTCAGATGGTGATGGATATGGGCAGAGAGGCGGTACGAACCATTCAGGAGGGTATTCTGAATGAACTGATTGATGATAGCAAGATGCAGAAGCAGGCAACGGCTCTCTCGATTATCCTCACAGCGGACAGAATCGTCACAGAGCGCATTTTTAAGGACAAGCAGTATATTTCCATTACCGATGCGAAGAACGTCTTAGTTGACCGCTCAGAGCTTTCTGACAATGACAGGGCATATCGGTTTATCTGCGATAAGGTGGAGATGAACCCTGCTCGCTTTGATGATGAGACGAATTGTGAGAAGTGGGGTGTGCTGGATGGAGACTATGTGTATTTCTTTACCCAGGCATTTGACGAGCTGTGTGAAGCTGGTGGATTTTCACGCAAGAGTATTATGTCTTGGCTGGAAAAGAAGAAGCTATCTTTGCAGGATCAGGGTCGTGTTACCAAGGTGAAACGCATCAATGGGAAGCTGACCAGGTGCATCTGCATACTGATCGAGCAGGGAGAGGAGCCGGCCGATGAGGGCGGTTTTGTGCCGATACCACAGAATGAACAGGAAACATTACCGTTTGTGTAACCGGTAACGGTAACAACGAAAACCCTTGATTTTGCTGGAAAAAATGCATGGTGTTACCACGTTACCACTGAAACCAAGGGAAAACTGTGTCTTATATACAGAAAATAAAAAAATAATAAGAATCACGTAATTTTAAATTTCAAAAATAAAAAAGCACAAAATCACCGGTAACACTGGTAACATGCTCATAAAATCAAGTAAATATGCGGGTTTGAAGCGTTACCCAACATGTGGTAACGGAGTGGTTACAAAAATTCAAAAACGGTTACAACGGGTGATGTGCATCACATACAGGAGGTAGATTATGCAGGTGAAAGGTGAATTGGACATCAATCGCATGCCAGAGCGTGAAGCAAAGCGTATCCTGGATCGAATCGTATCTGCATATGTGCGGACACAGTTAGATAATGTCAAATGCGCAGCAGCGATATGTGCGGTACTTGATTCCGAGGGGTTAGTGATCGATGCGAACTACGAAGAAGTGAGAAAGAAGCATATGGGGTATTGATATGGCAAGTGTGATGAAGAAAGATATCCCCCAGATCAGCGAGTTTATGCAGGAATTCTGGACACTGACAAAGAAGTACTGGATTCCAGAAGATACAGATACATACTGGAATGCATTGATTAGTGATTGCCAGAAGTTATCTAAAAAGTATACGGATTCATTCGTAGAGGATATGTTAATCGCATTTATCAACAATCGTGAAAAGGAAGGTAAGAGAGATGAAAAACAAAAATATGTGTACACTGGAAGAGTTAAACCTGCAGGCAGCAATGCTGAAGGGCAAAGGCGATCTGGAAGGTGTGATCCGTCTGGCAGAAGCGAACGGACTTACAGTGCGAACAGCAGAGCAGTACCTGATGGGCGAAGAACCTACGCTTACAACTCAGAAAGAGTTGGCAATCGGTAGAATACTTCTTGAGAGCGTTGATCTGGATTTGCGTCAGTCGGTGGTCTTGACAGGAATATTAACCATGGTCAATAAGGCAATGAGAGAAGATCCTAAGTTACAGGAGGCAGTTATCAGCAATAAGAGATCGTTACTTGGATGTGTTGGACATCTGCTCAGACTACAAAGTAAGGCACAGAATGAACTGCCAGATGAGATTGCAGCAGTGTGTGGCTTGACTGCGATTCAGGATATTCCAGAATGGGCAGCAAGGGAAGCGATCAAGGAATATTATCTTGAAAAGACATCAACCAATCTGGCTATTGCAAATACATACGTTGATTTTCAGGACCTTCAGAAAGGAGAATCACATGAACAAACGTCAGAGTAAGAAGCTATATCAGCAGCGACACGGTTACAATCCGGGCGAAGAGGAGCGGATCAAGCTGCAGATCAGCGATACAATCGAGTATACAGAACATAGGCTGGTAGAAACTGAGAAGGAACGAGTGAACCGTACATATTCGGGATTCCTTGAAAGTATTAAGCAGCGGCCAAGAAGTAAGGCACGTTGGTGGAGGAGAACAAGATGAGTAGATTAACAGAAACTGATAGTCAAGGTAATTGGGCTTTAAGCGGTGTTGCATGGAAATCACTGTATGCAGGACAGATCATCACGGATGGAATGTGGGAAAAGATCTATGGCGCATTGTGGAAACTTATGGAGTACGAGAATACTGGATTCAGTCCAGATCAGATCAGTGACATGTGTGACCTGTATGACGAGAAGTGTGAGGAACTGGAGAAGGCCAAGATGCACTGGATACCAGTGAGTGATCAGATCCCTGATGTGGAAGATCTGCATGACATAAGCATTGATCATTGCAC